AATATGTACTACTTAGAGGTCAGAAACGATCTCTCAGTCTTGAAGCATGTGCAGAGTATCGTGAATTAGATCATCAGAAGGATGACACACTCAAGAAATATTACAAAGAAGGATACAATACGAATGAGATACCTATAAAAGAGCTAGATTACTATCTAAGATGTGACTTAAATGCCACTGCGTCATTATACCACAGCATAGAAAGAGACTATGATACTGCTGAGAGTCAGTCATTACACAACGTAAGAGACATAACATTTAAGGTGTGTAAGACACTCACTCGTATGTATATGAATGGTATCAAGATAGACACAGATGTCTTACATAGTGTACGCAAAGAGTTTGAAGACGAGAAGGTAGCAATAGAAGACAGACTTAATTTTACTGTACGTAAATACATGGGGGATACACCTATCAATCTCAACAGTGGAGAACAAATGTCAAAGGTGTTATTTAGTCGCACCCCTCTTGATAAAAAAACATGGGTAGATACATTTGAAGACGTACCACCTGAAGAGTTTAAAGATACACTTAATACTTATAGTAATATATTAAAGAGAACTAAAGCTAGTATGTGTTTTAAATGTAAAGGTAAGGGTAAGGTATTTAAAATAAAGAAAGATGGTAATAACTTTAAAAAGCCTACTGCTTGTTTAACTTGTAATGGAAAGGGTTACATACTTACTGACACTGGAGTCGTGGCAGGTTTTAAACTACATCCTAGAGATAAGTCTTGGATAAATGCTAATGGTTTTAAAACAGGTAAGGATAGTCTTGATGTTCTTATTAGTACAGCACGTAACAATAATATGAATGAGGCAGTATTGTTTATACAGGACGTTAAGAGATTATCTGCACTGACATCGTACCTATCTACATTTGTAGAGGGTATCAGTATCTTCACTAAGCCTGATGGTTTACTCCACGTTGGACTGACACAACACATATCAGCTACAGGTAGGTTCAGTGGACGTAATCCGAATATGCAGAATATGCCTCGTGGTGGTACGTTCCCTGTTAAGAAAGTATTTGTATCACGATGGGAAGGTGGACACATCTTAGAGGCTGACTTTGCACAGCTAGAGTTTCGTGTAGCTGCACACCTATCAGAAGATAAGACAGCTATTGAAGAGATCAACACAGGGTTTGATGTGCATAGTTATACAGCTAAAGTTATTACTGATGCAGGTCAGAAGACATCACGCCAAGAGGCCAAGGCTCATACATTTGCTCCTCTCTTTGGGGCAAGTGGTTGGGGTAGGAGTAGAGCAGAAGCTGCATACTATACACACTTCAATGAGAAGTATGAAGGTATATCTACATGGCACAAGTCTTTAGCTAAAGAAGCACTAGCTACCAAGAAGATAACTAATGTATCTGGTAGGCAGTATGCTTTTCCTTATGTAGAGAGAAGACCAAAGGGTAAGGTTACTCACTTTACTATGATTAAGAACTACCCAGTACAAGGACTAGCTACAGCAGACATTGTGCCTGTAGTAGTAATGGAACTAGAAGAAAGACTAAGACCTTTGCAGTCTTGTCTTGTTAACACAGTACACGACTCAGCAGTAGTTGATGTACACCCAAATGAGAAGGAGTATGTACTACAAATTATAAATGATTTAAATAAAGATCTTGACAGTATTATACACGAAGCATATAACATTAAGTTATGTGTGCCTATGCTATTAGAAGCAAAGATAGGTGATAATTGGCTTGACACAGTAGACGTAATATAGTAAAACTATAAGTTCTTATAACTTATGAAAGGTAAGATAACATGACTACAGAAATAACAGTACCCACCGAAAATGGTATGTCCATCAGTCAAATGATGGGTATATCTGTAGGGGAAGGTGGTAAAAAATCCTCTAGTCTAGCTCGACTAACTCAGATACACTCAGCTATCATGGGTTCTAAAGACTTAGATGGTAAGTCTATGAAGATAGAAGTAATACCTTCTGGATCATACAAACTAGATTTAGGTGACGGAACAGTTGCTTACAGTATTAATCCTACTATAAGAGTGTTTGCTATGCGGCAGCAGTGGACACGTTGGGATAGTGAATCTAGTCAGATGCAAAAGACTGTACTTTCTATTGATCTAAAAGGTGATCTCAAAGATAATATAGGTGGCTTCAATATTGGAAGACCAACTGGTTATGTACAGGATTGGGAAGGGCTACCTCAAGCTACTAAAGAACTAATGAGACAAGTAAAGAGAACTAAGGTTGTCTTTGGTACAGTTAATCTAACTGATCCAGTAGATGCAGAAGGTAATGCTCTGTCAGATGTAGGTAAGGATATACCATTCATCTTAGATATTAAAAACAGAGACAGTATCAAAGCACTAGATGCCTCTGTAAAAGCAGTGCAAAGATTAAATGCTCTGCCTATACAGTATAGCCTGTCTCTAGGAGCAGAAGAACATACGTTACCAACAGGTAATACTTATGCTTCAATGGTTATTGGTGTCGGAGATAAGATATCTATATCTGATTCTGATAATGATGTTTTGAAAGGTTTCTTTGACTGGATCACATGGGCTAACGGCTATGTATTAGATCAATGGTCTGACCTAAACAAAGAAGGAGTGAGTCCTGAGATGTCAGATATCATAGCTAAGACTGTGAAGAATAAAGTAGATGACTCAGACTTCGTAGATGTGGAAGGAGCAGCAGTATAATGGAACATCCTGCTGAACTATCTGTCTATTCTTTCTTAGCAAAGGCTATGGCTGGAGAAGCTTCTGTATCCAAAGATATTATGGATCAGGTAGCAACAGATGTATCTAATGCATTAGACAAACAGTTCAACGGGAAGCCTAGAGATGAGTTTAAACTTAGGATGTCTAACGTAGGTCGTCCTAAGTGCCAACTCTGGTTTGAGAAGAATGACCCTAAAGATAAGACTCCGTTTCCACCTCACTTCCTAATTAACATGTTGTTAGGTGATATAGTGGAGGCTGTCTTTAAGGGTTTACTTCGGGCTTCTGGTGTCCAGTTTGAAGACAATAACAACGTCACCTTAAAGTTAGGTGATGATAAAGAAATACAAGGAGAGTACGACCTAATCTTAGATGGTAAGGTTGATGACATAAAGTCTGCATCTCCTTGGTCATACAACAATAAGTTTGTGAACTTAGAAACACTACAGCAAGGAGATAGCTTCGGCTATATACCTCAACTTGTAGGGTATGCTGAAGGAGCAGACAAAGATGTAGGTGGTTGGTGGGTAGTCAATAAAGGTACTGGTCAGTTCAAGTATGTTAATGCTTCATCTGTAAATACTAAAGAAGTACTTGATAACATTGAAGAAACTTATGACTACATAAATAATGATGAGCCTTTTGAGCGTTGCTTTGATGCAATAGAGGAAACATTCTACAAGAAACCTACAGGTAACAAGAAGCTTACAACTGAGTGTGGCTTCTGTTCGTATAAACATAAGTGTTGGCCTACTTTACAAACACGACCATCGTTAGTATCACAGGCCAGAGAAAAACCAATGATAGATTATGTACAAATAGAAAAGGAAGTAACATGACAAAATTTACACTAGATAATGTAGAACATGATGAAGATAGTTTAACTGACGAACAAAAGAAGTTAGTGAATGGGGTATCCATTAATCAGAACGCTGTAAAACTGTTTGATGAAGTACTATCGGCTCTACAAAAACAAGGAGCAGTAAAGTTAGGTGATTTAAGAGATGCTCTAGCTTCAGTCACTGAGAAGTCTGATGGTAAAAACACGTAGGCATATTGCATACAGGTATCGTAGCGGTCTTGAGAAACAGATCGCTGCGTTCTTACAAGAGGTACAAACTGAAGTAAGGTACGAGCAACTTAAAGTAGAGTGGGAAGACTTGAGGTATCGTACCTACACACCAGACTTTTTGTTAGACAACGGAATCATAATAGAAAGTAAAGGGATCTTCGACTCTGAAGATAGACACAAGCATAATTGTATAAGACAACAGCATCCAGAGTTAGACATTAGATTTATATTTAGTAATGCTAAAGCAAAGCTTTACAAAGGATCTAAGAGTACGTATACAGATTGGTGTGAGAAGAATAACTTTAAGTATGCTCA